TAGTGGTTCGCCACTTACCGCTTCAAACTTCAATGTTCAATTTAGAATTGAAGGAGCAAATCCAATTGCATCAGCAATGGAGATTCCTGCTTTGGCAGGGGCTGGAACAAACCTAATAATAAATTTTGACGCAGTTCAATATAGCAGTGGTACTTGGTCAAATCTTACTGGAAGTAAGACAGTCCATTTATTTATCTCTATAGTTTAACAAAAATGGTATAATCTTTACAGAGGTGACCACATGGCTGTAGAAAACATAGGAAGTTTAGTCCCAACTAAAATCCCAGCATTAATTGATGATGCGAACATTCAGGATGCGCTAAAGGCGTATCACTATGGCTCCTATGATTTTGATACCGCAGAAACAGATCCAGCAGAACTCTTAAATCCATCTATTGCTTACACAATTAATGATTTACAAGATCAGATAGATGATCAAGTTGCATTAGAGTTAGCAGCAAGAGATAGTTCAAGAGTAACTACAACTGCCCCTACTGCAGCAGCATTTACAGCATTTTCTGCAACAATACCAGATGGATATATTTGGGTAGACAAAGACGCAGCAGCCCCAGTAGGATATTTATCTGCAACATCAATTTATACAGCAACACAACCAACAACTGGATTAGCAAATGGAGTTATTTGGATTAAAAAAGGTTCAAGTCCTCTTGAGATGTATGTCTACAATGGCGACACTAGCGCTTTTAATCAGGTGATTTAGTGCCAACATCATTTAATACAGACGGAAAACCAGGATTTATCTATAATGCAGCAGATGACGTATGGTATGAACTATCTGGCAAAACAGATACCTCTGGAACTTTTGAGTGGGCAGGATTACAAACTTATTTATCTGCTGTAACAATGCTTGAATCTCTTGTTGCAAAAAAAGGTATAAATAATTATCTTAATCCAGCAGCAAGAGACGCATCAATTACATCTCCTACTGCGGGATCTATATGCTTAATAAGACAAAATTCTGGAGGAAGTACGATAAACCAACTTCAATTTTACAATGGCTCTTCTTGGATTGCTTTTATACCTTCTCAAGCGGGAAATGTTGGAAAATTTTTACAAACAGATGGTACAATAGTGTCATGGCAAGATGCAGAATCCATGCCAGGATTATTTCTTACCATGGGAGGATAAAGAATAATGGCAACAACATACAAAGTTTTAGGTCAGTCAGCACCAACAGATACTTACAATGCAACACTATATACAGTGCCAGCAACAACATCAGCAGTTATTTCTACTTTAGCAATTGCTAACGTTACTGGTACAGCAGCAACTTGTCGGGTATTTGTTAGAATTGCAGCAGCAGCAGCAGCAGCATCAAATGCAGTCTTATACGACGCATCAATTCCAGCAAATAGCACAACTTCTTTAACATTAGGCATTACCCTTGCAACAACCGATGTAATATCAGTAAGGACTGGTACAGCGAACTCACTAACCTTTAGTGCATTTGGATCGGAGATTGTATAATGAGTATTAAAAGTACTGGTGACTCATCAATTCCACCAATAAAGACTATCCTTACAAATCCAGCAGATGGCGAAGCGCTTACCTATGATTCTGCCTCTGGTGCATTTGTAAACGGAATACCATTTACAACAATTAAACCAGTATTAACAAGCCCGTCAAATGCTTCAAACTTAGAATCGCTAACAAATTATAATTTTGCAAGTTCAACCGCATTCTCGGTAGCCCCAGCCAACTATCTTTTAACTCACTACGCAACTGATTGGCAAATTGCTGGTGATGCTCAATTTGCAACTATATTAACAGAGAGTATTTTAGATACAAACAATAAAACTAGCAAAACCATGCAATTTGTTTCAGGATATAGCCCAATTTATGTTAGATTAAGATACCACAATGGACAAGAATACTCTGCATACTCAGATACGGTTGCTTACAATGTAACACAAATATATAATTTTACAAGTACTCAAAATTTTACAGTTCCAGCAGGCACAAACTCAATGATAGTAAATCTTGTAGGTGGAGGTGCTGGAAGCAATAACAATAATTCACGCGGTGGTGGAGGTGGTGGAGTTTCTCAATCAAACTCTCTTGCCGTAACCCCTTCAACTGAATACCTAGTTACTGTTGGCGCAGGTTCAGTAGGCGGAAATTCAGCAGGCAGTAGTTCATTTGGCAATTTATTATCTGTTAATGGTGGAAGTGGATCTACATCTGGAAATGGTTATGGCCCTGGTGAAGACGGTGGCCAAGGTGGCGCTCAAGGTGGTGCTGGTGGAGCAGGTGGCAAAGGCGGCGGTGGAGGTGGATATAACTGGGAGGGTAGTGGACAACGTTACGGCGGTGCTGGTGGTCCTGGAGTTACCCTTTCAATTGATTCAACTACAAGAGGTGGCGGTGGAGGTGCAGGCGTAACTGGTGGAGGTAACACAAACCTAGGTTATGGAGGCAATGGACAACACGGCGGTGGAAATGGATATTCAGGAGGATCTCACGGTTGGTTTGGGCAAGGAAATAACGGAACCAATACTTATGGTGGTGGAGCAGGTGGAAGTAATCAAGGAAACAGCACAGGTGGCAATGGCGTTGTTAGAATTAAGTTCTAAGGAGATTAAAAATGAAAATTGGTTATGTTTTAGATAATACTTGCATAGAGTATCTTATTTTTGATTCATTAGAATTAGCAGAAGAACTTAAGCCTTCAATTTTTGCAAATCATGAAAACTTAAACTCAATATCAGTTATTGATGCAGAAGAAGAAGGTTGCCCAGGAGTTGGATCCGTTAAAATTAATAATGTTTGGGTTGATATGCTTAGCCCTCAAATTGTTGGTTGGGATTGGGCTAGATCTCGTCGTGCAAAATTGTTAGAAGAATCAGATTGGACTCAATTACCAGACTATCCAGGTTCTAATGAAAAAAAACAACTTTGGGCTACGTATCGTGAACAGTTAAGAAATATTACAGAGTCTGTAGAAAATCCAGTAGATGCTGTTTTTCCACCAGATCCTGATGGAAACAATGCTTATCCAGAAATTGATTTATCAGAAATTAGACCGTCGTAAAATTTAAAAAAAAGTGGGGTGGAAGCATTAAGATAACATTTACAGACACAACTGGCTATAACGAATACAAGCCAGTTTCGGCAAGTTCTATTATTCCAGATTGGTATAAGAAACAAAATTCCTACATAGGTAATAAAAAAATTCCAAATCTACAAAAATATCAAACTACAGCAACTATAAAAAAATGTGTTCCAATTTTTGATGCAATAACATCTGGGTACTGCATTCTCTCTAATTCAGATATTTACGTAACTCAACGTTTTGATGAAAAAGAACAAAAAGAACTTCCATTTTTTCAATGGCCAGGAGAAGAATTAATTCAATTTCATAGTGCAAACCAATTCTATAATTATCCATTTGGAAAAGAGTGGGAAAACCTAAATGTTCCTAAATGGATAAACCGTTGGTCAATATCAACTCCAAAAGGGTATTCTTGTTTATTTATAACACCAATACATAGAGATTTGCCATTTACAATTTTGCCTGGAATAGTTGATACTGATAAATATAATTCTCCAGTTAACTTTCCTTTTATTTTAAATGATATAAAGTTTACAGGACTGATTCCAGCAGGAACCCCAATTGCACAAGTAATTCCTTTTAAAAGAGATAGTTGGAAAATGAGTTTTGGTTCAGAAAAAGAAATAATAGAAAGTACAAAAATTGATAAAACTTTAAAAAGAAAATTTTTTGATGTTTATAGAAATATTTTTTGGTCATCAAAAGACTTTAAATAATACAATCTACTTTTTACAAGGATGTTTGTTGTACCATTCTTGATAACGTGTTCCATTTATAGAACTCCAAGCAGACCAATCTTTTCCACCCTTAGTCATATGAAGAGCAATTTGTGCGTTTACTACTGGATTTAATAATTCAGCGTTTGAATCTAACTCAAATTTGTCTCTACGATCTGAACCTAATTCTCCAAGCATATTTATTTGAAATACACCATAGGAATTATCTCCAGTTTTTACATTGCCATTAAAGGCAAGAGGACGACCATTAGATTCTGCTTTAGCAATAGCACAAGCAGACCTTAAAGCCTTTCCTTCAAACCCTACAGCCCTTAACATATCAACTAATTGCCCATCAGTTAAATTATGAGCATTTTCATACTTTTCTAATTTTTTCTCTTTAGAAACCAAAAAGGCCACCTTTTGGGTGGCAGACTTAACGGACTCTTTAATTAGTAAGTTGTTTTCATTTGTAGCCTTTGCTGTACCCACAAAAACGGTACTGCAAATAACTAACGATAATACCCCTAGCCAAACATTTGCTTCTCTCATTGTAAAATACCTCCTAGAGAACAAATGCTACCAAGTAGGTAGCA